TACAATCAAAAGAAAGAGATTTTTTAAAAGGCATCACTGAAAAATATGGACAAGGTTCTTTAAATCCAGAAACAGGTGTTTTTACACCAAATAAATCTTAATAAAACAAATAAATATCATTGTTTGAAGTTTTTTTCATATATTTATATATGAAAAATACCTGTGCACAAAGGTAACAAAGAATTTAATTTAGGAGAAATCTAATGGCCGAAAAAATAGTATCACCTGGTGTATTTACCAGAGAAGTTGACCAGTCCTTTTTACCAGCCGGTATTGCAGCAATCGGAGCAGCGGTTGTTGGTCCCACAGTAAAAGGACCAGCATTAGTTCCAACCGTAGTATCATCATATGGTGAATACGTACGAATGTTTGGAGACTTTTTCGAAAGTGGATCTGCAGATGGTTCCGATGAAAAAGCATATCAATATTTAACATCTTATACAGCAAAAGAATATTTAAAACATCACGATACATTAACAGTGATAAGAATTCTAGGAGAAGGATTTGCCCCAGGTAGATCTCTTGTATCTAGTTCTGGAACACAAGAAGGTGTTAATTCAGCGTCTGGTTCAATGCCTATACTAGGTACATTTGGACAAACTGTTGATGATGAATTACAAATTACTGTTGGAGGAGTAACTCATAGATTTGTAGCTTCTGATCCAGTAGGAGGTTTACCAGCAGATAATGCAGCAGGTAATTTATATTTTATAGGAACAGGTTCGGATGCGGCAACATATTTAACTTCTGCATCAGCAGAAATTAATGGATTATCAATAGGTGTAACATCACAAATTGATGGAACTAGTTTATCATTAACAGCATCAGCTGCCGGTTTATCAGGAAATAGTATAACTGCCAATTCAGGATCATCTGGAACATTTAATAATGCAGTTACATTATCAGGTGGAACTGAAATATCAACTGTAGGTAATTCATTTAGATTATTTACTCATGGTGATGGTGTAATTGAAAATAGTACAGGTCCAGAAGGAGCAAATAATTTATTAGCATCAGGTTCTTCTAATAATATAAGATGGGAAACATCAAATCTTAATACTACAAAAGGAACATTTACATTGACAATACGTCAAGGTAATGATACTAGTAATAGAAAGAGAATATTAGAACAACATAATAATTTAACATTAGATCCAAATACACCAAATTATATTGCAAAAGTAATTGGAGACCAAGTTCAGACAATGAGAAGAGATTCGGCAGGAGTTGCATATCTTCAATTATCTGGATCATATCCAAGAAAATCTAATTATGTAAGAGTTGAAGTTCAAAAACAAACTTTAAATTACTTAGATGAAAATGGAAATGTTAGAATGGGATCTCAATCAGGAAGTTTACCATCTAATGCATCAGGTTCATTCCATGGTGGTAGTGATGGTAATGTAGCTGGAGCGATTGGACATTATATGTATGAAAATATTTCTGAAACTAACTCTCAAGGTTTAGATTTTTCAGATCTAAATCAAACAGATGGTGGATCATCAATGAATGATGCATTAAACTTATTAGCAAATGCAGATGAATATGATATCAATTTAATGTTACTACCAGGTATTATTGCAAATACACATACATTGGTAGCTTCAAAAGCAATTCAAGTTTGTGAAGATAGAGGAGATTGTTTTGTAATATTAGATCCAGTACCATATAATTCATCACCAAGTACAGTAACAGCAGCGGCAGAATCAAGAGATACTAATTATGCTGCAATGTATTGGCCATGGGTTAAATATCCAGATGCATTAACTAATCAAAATGTATGGATACCACCATCAGTAGTAATGGGAGGTGTATATGCCTTTAATGATAGAGTAGCAGCTGAATGGTTTGCACCTGCAGGATTAAATAGAGGTGGAATTGATATGGCGATTGCGGCAGAAAGAAAATTAACTCATGCAACTCGTGATACATTGTACTTAAGTAATATTAATCCATTAGCAACTTTCCCTAATACAGGAATATGTGCTTGGGGACAAAAAACATTACAGAAAAAGGCAAGTGCATTAGATAGAGTAAATGTTAGAAGATTATTAATTGCAGCTAAGAAATTTATTGCATCAGCAACTAAGTTTTTAGTATTTGAAAATAATACGGCACAAACAAGAAACAGATTCTTGAATATTGTGAATCCATATTTAGAATCAGTACAACAAAGACAAGGTTTATATGCATT